ATTGCTAAGTTTCTGCCAGCTTGTAAGTTTTTTTGTTTTATTCATCTTTGTAATATTTTGATAGTTAATTATTTCAAATCGCAACGCTTCATACGATCAACGTTATGTGTAATGGCTACGGAACGTCTATCCAAGCCGCTGCTGTTGCTGTTCCACTTTCTACTTCTGTTAATCCTTTATCTCTTTGAATATAGCATTCGTGTTGTGCTGTTAATTCATTAAATTTAGTAGTAGAAACACCCAACACAATTATATCACAATCAGTTGGTGTTGTTCCTAAATTTTTAACAGCGTGAGCAATTTGTGCAGCAACTTTGCCTTCGCTCATTTTTAAGTTTTTAATGTAAATTGCCTTTATCTTCATATTTTTGTTATTTAAACCGCCACATACACATAACAGCGTGTATAAAAAATGGATGGTTTTCGATTAATTTAAAGTTTTGTAATTCTATCAAAGTTTTGTGACTGTTGAAAGTTTTGGAGTTCTAATCCGTCACTTCTTATACACGCAAAACGTTAGCGTTCATTTGCCAACGCACAACAATGTTTGTACTTTTTACCGATATTACACGGACATTGTTCATTTCTACCAATCTTCTTGTCTTTAATTATTGGTAGTTTATTTGGTTCTAAAAGTCCTAAACATTTTTTACACCAAACATTACATTCTCCATCTGTCTTATATCCTTCTCCACCACATTTATGACATTTATAATCTTCCATTTTATTTAAGTTTTGCACCACCTACGCTAAAAAACGAAACGATAACAAGCGGTATAGTTAATAAAGCCAATTTACATTTGTGTTTCATAGCAAGCGATATGGGTGGCTTTACTAACCATACCACCAGCCCGTTATACACAATACTACATTTGTGTTTCAATTATAATTCTGTGTAAAAACTTTTTAAAAATTTACTACTTCTAATTCAGACATTAAATTTAATTCTAAATTATATTTGTTTATGATTTCAATAGCATCCCTTTTCGTTGAAAATTTAGCAGCACCATTTTTATTTTGTGTTATAGAATATCCACCAAATCTTGACGTTTTATCATCATTATGTGACACATATTCATCATCATCTTTCTTTTTTATTATAAAATAATTAGAAGATTCATTCAAGAATTGTTTCCAATTCTTTACTTTGTTTATTTGTTCTCTCATTTCTTTACTCATAGTTTTATCTTTATATATAAATATTCAGAAATTAAATTTTAGTCCAAAACCCACCCACAAAATTATTACACATAATAAGGTGTATATGTAATGGTGGTTTCATATGTAATTTAAACATTTGTGCTTTCTATGAAGTTCTGTGGTTAATCAAACATTTCTACTCATAATCCACCACTACATATACAACCGACCGTTATAAACAATACTACTTTTGTCTCACTATTATCATATCTGGGTTCATATAAATGTGCATCAAAGTCCCTGCCTTATCAGAATCTAACCCAATCCACTTTTCTTTGATTTTACCATCTTTTGTTTTAAACTTTATCACTTCTACAAAATCATGTATGTACTCACTTTGTCTAATTAATTCTTGCTTTTGTTCTTCTGTATCAACATATATCTTCATATTCCGTACTGTTTATAACAACAAATATAAGTAATTATTTTCACAATTCCAAATAAAAGTTGTCTGTTAATAATTAAGTTTATCTTTTCAATTTAAGTTTTCGTTAATAACTGCTTATATTTGCAACCGTTATAATCAAGTGCAACATTCGTGCTAAATTTAAGGTTCATTGCTATTAATCCGTTTTAATAATTTTTTCTTCCCATCGATCTTTGAGTTTTTCAAACTCATTAAGGTTCTTCTCCACTAAAACAACAGTTCTCCCAATCTCTATACCAATAGCAGAAGTTCCACTACCAGCGGTAAAATCTAAAACAACATCACCTTGTTTTGAGTAGGTTTCAATAATGTATTTACATAGGTCTTTTGGCTTCTGTGTTTTGTACCAAGTCTTACCTTCGCTTTCAGCAGTTTTAAAATACTGAACGCTTCGTGGGTATCTTAACCCATCACTTTTCACTTCAACCTGTTCAAAATTACCATACACATCGTTTTCGGTTTGTTGTTTCCTTACGCCTTTATTGTAAGCAGTTCCTTCTGTCATTTGTGGGTAATAAACAGGTGTTCCTTTACAAAACACAACAATATCTTCGTGAGCAACTAATGGTCTTTTTTTAGCATTTAGAAATCCAGTTGCTTTTGATTTTTCCCACACCCAAGTGTATTTAAACATCTTCGGGTTGCTCATTATCAAAGCACTCGTAAAAGGTTGCTGTGCGTGAAATACTATTGGTGTATTTTGTTTTGCTATTCTAATTACTTGCTCCCACATTTTGTCAAATGGTATTACTTCATCCCAACTACATTGTGTAGTTCCAAAAGGTAAATCACAATAAATCAGGTCTATACTTTCATTTTCAAGTATTGGTAAAAAATCAAGTGCATCTTCATTAAAGATGTTTAATTTCCCCTCGCTCAAAAAATTATTAAAACTACTATTCTGCATATTTTAAAGTTTATCGTTCTTAATCCGCACCAGCTTATAACAGAGTGTATAAAAAATGGCGGGTTCTCGGTTAATTTAAAGTTTTGTTTTTCAATTGAAGTTCTGCATTTGCTGAAAGTTTTGGAGTTCTAATCCGCCACTTCTTATACACGCAAAACGTTATATAATAATGGTGGAACTGAAGTGCATCGCTGATTGTGAATCCGTAATTAAACGAAGTGCATTAGCATATTGTGAATCCAGTTTTATCCACCATTACATACTTATAACAGCAAATATACAACATTTTTATAAACTTGAAAATTTCTACCAAAAAACGTTGTATATTTGTAAACGTTAGGCGTAATTATCGCCAATTGTAGTGTTTTTCCTTCACACGCTTTATTTTATACTCTTCTTTTAGCTTATCAATTATATCATAGGGGTTGTCGTCATCATTAACAAATATCTGCTTAATCGCTTTCCATCCCACGTAAACATATATAGTTCCATTGTCCCACATTGGATTTACGTTTTCATAGTAAATATAACTACGCCTAACAATGCGTAATAAATTATTGCTAAGTTTCTGCCAGCTTGTAAGTTTTTTTGTTTTATTCATCTTTGTAATATTTTGATAGTTAATTATTTCAAATCGCAACGCTTCATACGATCAACGTTATGTGTAATGGCTACGGAACGTC